CAATTGATGTACAAAGAGAAGTAAGTTATCATGAAGATGTATTGAGAACTATTATTGAACAATATGGGTATAATGTAAAGAAAATAGAAGAAGCTGTTGCTCTTGGATATGAGGGGTTGGTTGATACACAATTAACTGGTATTGCTATTTCAATGGGTGCTGGTATGTGTAATATTGCTGTTATGTACCAAGGAATGACTGCTCTATCATTTAGTGTTAGCCGTGGTGGTGATTGGATAGATGATAATGTATCAATGGATACGGGTGTATCAAAAGCTAAAGTTACTAATATCAAAGAGAGCTCGAGCACATTAGACCTTTCTTCCGCTACTTATCAAAATATTTATGAAGAAGATACCGAGGAGGCAAATGTATTAATTGCAATTCGTTCTTATTATGGTGCGCTTGTTAACTATTTATTAACGAATCTAAAGGTTCAATTCGATGGTGTGGAAAATGTACCTAACTTTCCTGAGGCAGTACCGATTGTTATAGGTGGCGGTACATCATTGGTTAAAGGATTTTTAGATGTTTTTAATGAACAATTTGACCAAAATGATTTTCCAATACCTGTATCGGAAATAATTTTAATTGAAGATGCTCATACAGCAGTAGCTCGTGGGTGTTTGTCTGAGGCACAATTAATTGAAGAAGATGAAGAAGATTAGTGAAGTAACTGGAACAACTGGTTCACCTGGCACAAAGGGATATACGGGATTTATGCCATCAGAAAAGTATGCTAAATATAAATCAGACTTGGCAAGAATTATTAAAAAGACAACTGGTTATGAAATGGTAGATTTTGAACCTATTGATCCAGATACGATTGATGTGAAAGATAATGAAATAAATACTGATGATGTAGATGATAAAAATATTGCTTCAGCAAAACGACATAAAGAGTTGAAAAAAGATTTCAAAAAACAAATTAAATAGTTTTAATATGTATAAAAATAAAAGAAAATATAAGAAGGGCATAAAATCATCACGATTATATGTCGAGGTTAATGATGGTAATATTGAAAGGGCAATTAGTGAATTTAAAAAAAGAGTAAAAAATTCTAATTTAATAAAGGAAATAAGAGAAAACGAGTTTTACGAAAAACCATCTGTTATTAAAAGAAGAAAGAAAAAGTTAAAAATGGTAAAAATAAGATCTTTAATTAAAGATTAGTTTTTATTTTTTTAAACATATTTATATATAACTTCAATACTCTGTGGTCATACAGAGTCTAAAAAAATTAATCCTTAATTAAAGTTCCAGAATAACTTTATTCCAATATAAAACATATATGGAGACAATAACATGTCTGATTTATTAAAAGAAGCTATTGCTGATGCTAAAGCAGTTCGTGAAACGGCACTTGCCAATGCGAAGATGGCTCTTGAAGAAGCTTTTACTCCACATCTAAAATCTATGCTTTCTGCTAAATTAGCTGAAGAAGGCGATGAAGAGGATGAAAATCCTTTTGCTGATGATGAAGATGAAGTAGAGGGTGAAGAAGATGCTGAAGAGATGGCACGCTATGAAGATGAAGAAGAAGACGAAGGCGAAATAGAAGTCGAACCTGAAGATGAGATGGAAGGTGTATCTGAAGAAGATATTATCGAAATTGATGGCGTTAAATATGCCCCAATCGTAACTGAAGATGACGAAGATGACGCAGAAGTCGAAGTAAACCCTGAAGATGAAGATGATGAAGTGGGTGAAGAACTTGATCTTGAAGCTGTAATCAAAGAGCTTGAACTAGAAATTGCTGAAGCTGACGATTCTGATGATGAAGACCTTACTGAAGGTCCTAAAGAAGATGAAGAAGAAAAAGTAACTGAAGAAGTTGACGAAGAAGAGCTTGATGAGTATTCCGGTACTAGAGCTGAAAAGCGAAAAAAATCTGGAAACAAAGTACAAGCTTACAACGAATCTGAAGATGATGAAGAAGTCATCAAAGAAGAAGAAGATACTGAAGTTCACGAGTCTGTTGATGCTATGCAATCAGAGCTTAATGAATATAAGGAAGCTGTCACATTTTTGCGTGATAAGCTTCATGAAGTTAACATCCTTAATGCTAAACTTCTCTATACCAATAAACTTTTTAAGGAATTCGTATTGAGTAATAATCAAAAACTTAAAATCGTCGAGACATTCGACAGAGCTCAAACTGCTCGTGAGATTAAGTTAGTTTATTCTACTCTTGCTGAATCTTATAAAGATAATGGTGAAAAGAAGAATGATGTAGTTAGGGAATTTGCTAGTAAAAAATCTGGCGGAACCGCACCTAAGACCAAAATCATTAGTGAAGAAGTCGAAGTTGCAGACCGTTTTAAGAAATTAGCTGGCATTTTAAATGATTAACCGCTTAAATTTTGGAGAACGATAATGAGCGAATATGTAAATAACACTCTACTTGATGCTTCCCCTATTAGGAAGCAAAAAGATGAGGCACAAAAACTCGTTAATAAGTGGGAAAAATCTGGACTTTTAGAAGGAATGGATAATGAATGGACGAAATCTGGTATGGCTACACTGTTAGAAAACCAAGCTCGTCAATTAATTTCTGAGAATTCTAAAACTTCACCTAACGCCGGTGGTGGTGTAGGTGATGAAGAATGGTCCGGAGTTGCTCTTCCACTCGTTAGACGAGTATTCGGTAACATCGTTGCACAGGAACTTGTTTCTGTTCAGCCGATGAATTTACCTTCTGGCCTTGTATTCTACTTGGATTTCAAGTATGGATCAAGTGTCGGTAAACAAACTTCTGGGAATGATATTCACGGAACAACAGGCCCTAACTCACCTTCCGGTTCATCCGCTCCTTTTGGAGAAGGTGGATTGTATGGTGTTGGAAAATATGGGTATTCAATTAGCCAATCAACTGCAAATGTAACATTTGCTGGAACAAGCCGAGCATCTTTTAAAGATCTTGATTTCAATTCTGAAGTATCTGCTTCTATGAATTCTGGGGATCAATTCTATAAAATAAGTGCTAGTCTTAGTGAATTCACTCGTCCTGACGAGAAAGCTATTAGGGCTTGGAATTTCGCAGATGATGGTTCTGGTGCTTTAGGTGCTAAACTTTTACCACAATTTACAAAAATAACAGGTGGTGAGGTGTTCCTGATTGTATCAGCGTCAAGTTCTGATAATGCATCTGGTTCATATTCAGTTGACTATGTACAACAGCCTACTGCTGGTGTTCGTGGTGATTTTGAAGACCGTGTTGGTAATGCTACTGTTAATCAGTTGAACATTCCTGAAGTCAATCTTGAAATGCGTTCTTTACCAATCGTTGCTAAGACTCGTAAGTTGAAAGCTGTATGGTCACCTGAGCTTGCTCAAGACCTTAACGCTTATCATAGTGTTGATGCTGAAGCTGAATTGACATCTATGTTGAGTGATTACATTTCGATGGAAATCGATTTGGAAATCCTTGATATGTTGATTTCTGATGCTACAACTTCTGATTACTGGTCTGCTACTGTAGGTGAAGATTACAATGCCGGTACAAATTCATTCGATGCGAATACATTCTACGGAACTCGTTTCGAGTGGTATCAAACTCTGGTATCTAAGATTCAAAAAGTATCAAATGAAATTCATCGTTTGACACTTCGTGGTGGTGCTAACTTTGTGGTGTGTTCACCTAAAGTTGCTACTATCCTTGAATCACTTCCTGGCTATGTAAGTCAACCTGGCGAAGGTGGAAATGACCAATTTGGTATGGGCGTTTCTAAAATCGGTCAGGCTGCTGGTAGATATACTGTCTACAAGAATCCTTACATGACTGAAAACCAAATCCTTGTTGGATTTAGGGGAAGTAACTTCTTAGAAACAGGGGCTGTATATAGTCCGTATGTACCGTTAATCACAACTCCATTGGTATATGATCCAAGTGATTTTACACCAAGAAAAGGTGTGATGACTCGTTACGCTAAGAAGATGATTCGTCCGGAGTTCTATGCTACGATTAGTGTTAAAGGTTTAGACACCATTTAATAATAATCTCGTAACATAAAATACCTGATCTATAATCAAATGGGGGGAGAACACCAGTTTTCCCCCCTTTTTGTTTTTGGAAAGCATATATTTATAGTTAGGAGAATATTATGCCAAAATTAGATTATGCTTATGCAGATCCATCATCTTTCACATCTGGACAAACACCATATGGGACCTATGACAGTGATTCTACTTTTCAAACCGATATTGTTTCAGTAACTAAATGGGTTGCTAAACGACTCGGATATCCTGTATTACAATTAGAGATACCAAGTGGTTCAATTTATGCTTGTTTTGAAGAATCAATAAATGAATATTCATCTCATATTAACAATTATAATATTAAGAATTGGATGTGGGAACAATATGGTGAAAAGTCAAGAATATCAGGTTCATTAAGTACTGGTTCTTCTAATCCCATAACCCCAACTCTTGGACCATCAATTCAATTATCTGAAAAATATGGTCAATTAGTTAATATGGGTGGTAATGTAGATTTGAAAAAGGGATATATTACATTAAGTGGTTCTAAACAAGATTACGATTTACAAGAAGTTTGGGCTAATGTAAGTGAAAGTAATCAACGAATTGAAGTTCAAAGGGTATTTAACCATATGCCATCTTCAGTTACAAGATTTTATGATCCCTTTGCTGGTTCATTTGACCAAAGACAAATGTTAGATAGTTTTGGATTTGGTAATGTATCACCGGCAATATCATTTGTATTGAAACCAATCAGTTATGATTTAGCTAGAGCAAATGCGATTGAAACATCCGATTTAGTTAGAAAAAGTGCTTATAGTTTTGAAATACATAATAATAATTTAAGAATTTTTCCAAAACCAGTAGCGGGGGATAATGGAGAGAAAATATGGTTTGAGTATTATGTTAAAAATGATGTTAAAAACACTAATCATGTGAGTGGTTCAATGCAGGGTGGAGTAAGTGATCCTTCTAATGTTCCTTATAAGTTTATTACTTATGAGTCAATTAATCAACCTGGTCGCCAATGGATCAGAAAATTTACTTCTGCTCTGGCAAAAGAACTTTTAGGTATAATTAGAAGTAAGTATAGTTCAATGCCAATACCAGATGGAGAAGTTACATTGGATGGTGAGGGATTAAAAACGGAAGGTAGAGAAGAAAAGACACAACTATTAGAAGAATTAAAAGAATTTTTAGAATCAGTATCTTTAACGGAAAAATTAAGAAATGAAGCCGAAGAGGCAAATGCCCAACAAGAAGTATTAGCAAAAGCTCCTTTACAAATATACATAGGATAAATAGATGTCTGCTACTAGACCATTTTTTATTTCTCAAAAAGAAATTAATTTAGTTGACCATATGAATGAAGAACTCATTGATGAGATAGTCGGCCAATCGGTTGATATATATAAGGTAGCACCTGAACATACAAATTCAAACATATATGGTGAAAGTACGACTAAATATTTTAATGTTGGGTTTAGAGTTAATTGTTTAATAAGATTTAATCCTCCTGAAGTAGAACAATTTCAAGAAGCTGGAGTAGATACAAACTCTACAATAGATTTAATGTTTCAGAGAAATAATTTAGCAAGTGGTAGTTTGAATTTCTTTCCTGAAGCTGGTGATGTATGTGATTGGAATGATTTTTATTGGGAAATAAATGGTGTAACAGAGCCACAACTTATTGGTGGGCATCCAAGTTTTAATCATGCTATTAAGGCAACTGCACATAGAAGTAGATTATCATCAATTAATATTGAGGAAAGACCAAGATAATGGCTGTTCAGTTATTAGATAAAACAATTGTAATGAAACCAAAAAGGTCTTCGATGGTGAAGGTACAAAAAGATGTTGCTTTTGAGGAAAATTATGATAGTGAAAGTGAAAATTTCTACGGAGAACCAAAGGTTGATAGGTTTGATGAAATAATAGATTTATTAAAACAAGGTAATATTTATGGAGAGAAGGAAGAAATAACTTTAGGTGTTGTAGATGTTCCTATTGAGAAACAAATTGCAATTGATAAGGCTTCAACAAAAGGATTGAAATCAGAAACCTATGAGAATAATAGTGAGAATAAATTAGACAAGTTAAGGAAACTACGCCGTGGCAATTAAACCCATAACAAATACAAATGCTCCAAATGAATCATTAGTAAATCGTGAAACACAAACGAGTATCAGAAGTGATAAGGGGAATTCTAAAGTTGTCATTAAGAAACCTGGTGGTCAAAATGCTGGTAAGGGATTTTCTATTGGAATTAAGGAAATTGATACAGCAGTTATAAAACATATTAGAAATGTAATGAAACCAAAAGTGAAGGAACAAAATGAAGTAATTTCTGTTCCAGTTCTTTATGGTAATGAAGAAAGATGGAAATCTGTTAAAGATAGGGGGGTGTTGAGAGATAAAAATGGTGTTATTATTTTACCAATGATGGTAATAAAAAGAACTTCATTGGCTATGAATCCTGACTTACCATTTTCATTTGATAATGATGTTAAAGGAAAATATATATCTGTTATTCGTTCTGAGAGTGGTTGGAGTAAAAATAATAGATACGATAGATTTTCTGTTTTAACTGGACAAAAACCAGTTCAAGAGTATATAAAGACTGGTATGCCAGATTTTGTTGTTTGTAATTATACGATTGTTATGATGACATCTTTCATAGAACAAATGAACGATTTAAATAATCTTTGGGTAGAACATTTGGAAACATATTTTGGCGATTCAACAAGTTATAGATTTTTATCATCTCTTTCTGGTGATATATCAAATGAAGTAGAGATGGAATCGCAGGGTGAGAGAATGGTTCGAAATGAGTTAACACTTGAAATAAAAGGATATATGATACCAGAGTTTACTGATAATGTATTTGGTAAAACTGCTGAAATGCAAAGAGCATATAAACCGAAAAAGATAATGTTTACGGAAAAACTTTTATAATTATATATGTATATAAAATGTTAATAAATTAATATAGAGGTTATTAAATGGCAAAAGAGATTAAATTCACAAAAGAAGAGTTAGAATCAATTCAAAACCTTCAACAAAAGACAAATCAATTAACTGCTAATTTTGGTCAATTACATATCGTTAGACTTAATTTAGAACAACAATTGGAACAGTCTGATGATGAACGGTATAGATTAGAAGAAGAGTTGAAAAGTTTAAAAGATGAAGAAGTGGATCTTATTAAAACTATAAATGAAAAGTATGGCGCAGGAACTTTAGATCCAACTTCTGGTGTTTTTACACCAAATCAATAAAACAAAGTTCTTTTTCAAAAAATAGGTAATATTTATATATGAATAATTAAATTTTATCTAATTTCGGAGACTATAAATGGCTGAAAAAATTGTATCACCCGGTGTATTTACAAATGAAATAGACCAATCATTTTTACCCGCAACTGCAGGTCCCATAGGAGCGGCCATTGTTGGTCCAACAGTAAAAGGTCCTGTTTTAGAACCCACGGTTGTAAGTTCCTATAGTGAATATGTAAATACTTTTGGTGAGTTAATCGAAAGTGGTAGTGATAAATACCAGTTTTTAACATCACATACTGCTAAAGAATATTTAAGACAAGGTGGTCCTTGTACTATTGTAAGAGTTGCTAGTCCACAAGGAGATGTTGCTAAAGCTACCGCATTCATTGGTGGTGCTATAACAGGTGGAACTACTGCTGTAACTGCAACCCAAACTATTACATTAACTGGACAACCTGCTGATGGCTCTACTATAGGAATAACAGTCGGTGGTGGTCAAAAGATGACCATAACTTTTGAAGATGCTGCTGGAGATTCAGAAGATAACTTTCAAGCCGATCATGAGGCATTAATTAAAAATACTAACTTTGATGGTATGACAGCTGCTAATGCTGCTGCGGCTTTAGGTGCTATAGTTACTGGTATCTTAAATACTGACCACGCTTCTGGAGCTACTACTGGTGATATGGATCATATAACTGCAGTTCATGATGGTGCTGGAGTAATTGTCGTAACTGCCGATGAGGCAATAACAACTGATAAGGATATAGCTATTACAGAAACCGGTGATGGTGGGGAAGTAATTGCTATAAATACGACAACTGCCGGTGTAACAGGTGTAGCTGGAACAGACACTACATTCTTTACATTAGAGGCTTTAGGTGCTGGACCAGAATTTAATAATTTTGTTGGAACTGGTTCAAATTTTGGAACTGATAATATTTTACCTGTAAGAGCTACTTCTGCTACTAATGACCATCTACTTTCTGGAAGTTATGGTGGTAGAGGTGGTAATTTTAGATGGGAAGTATCACAGTTAAATCTTAAAAAAGGTACTTTTACACTTTTGATTAGACAAGGTAATGATACGACTAAAAAGAAAAGAGTAATTGAAACTCATGAAAATTTATCCTTAGATCCGGGCGAACCTAACTATATTTTAAAAAGAATAGGTAATCAAACAACTTCACTTGCTGTTGAAGCTGGTGTAGCTTATACACAACCAGTTGGCGACTTTCCCAATCAGTCAAAATATATTAGAGTAAGTAGTCTTCCTGATGCAAGAAAAACACCAAATTATTTGGACGAGAATGGCGATGTAACAGCTGCTTATGCTAGTTCAGCTTCTTTCTTTCCAACTGTTGGAAGTGGAAGTTATGGTGGTGCTTTTGGAGCTGGTAGTGATATTGAAGGTGGGATCTTATGTGGCTCCGATTCTGGACAAACTGCAGGTTCAAATGGGGATCAAAATCAAAAACATCCATTTGCTTTTTATGATAATATAGCAGCTGATAGTTCACAAGGTATTGATATGTCAGATGCTGCTGTAAGACCTACTACTACATCAGTTTCGGCTGCTGGTGGATATGGAACTGCTCTAAGTATATTAAGTAACAAAGACGAGTATGATTTTAACTTACTTTATTTGCCTGGTGTAATAGACCAAGCATTAGATGCTAATCATAATTCTATCATAGGACAGGCAATAGAAGTTTGTGAAGATAGAGGTGATTGTTTCTTAGTCTATGATAATAGTGTAAAAACATCTACTGTGGCTAATGTTAAGACATATACATCAGCTCGTAATTCAAGTTATGCCGCTACTTATTATCCTTGGGTACAGATACAAGATGCTACTGCTGGAGCTATGAGATGGGTGCCACCATCAACCGTGATGGCTGGTGTTTATCATTTTAACGATACCATCGGACAACCTTGGTTTGCTCCTGCTGGATTGAATCGTGGTGGAATTGATAGTGCGGTACAGGCATATAGAAAATTAACTCAATCAAATCGTGATGATTTGTATGATTCAAATAGTAATCCGATTGCTACATTTCCAGGACAAGGTGTTACTGTCTTTGGACAGAAAACAACACAGAAGAAAGCTTCTGCCCTTGACCGAGTAAATGTAAGACGACTTTTAATTAACTTGAAGAAATTTGTTGCTAACTCTTCAAAAGGACTTGTATTTGAACAAAATACAAGCGATTTGAGAAATCAATTCTTGAATACTGTTAATCCATATATGGAACAAGTTCAGGCAAATCAAGGATTAAATGCTTTCAGAGTCATAATGGATGATTCAAATAACACACCAGAAACAATCGATAGGAATATGTTGGTAGGACAAATATTTATACAACCAGCAAGAACTGCTGAGTTTATCGTATTGGACTTCGTGGTACAACCAACAGGAGCTGCTTTTCCTGAATAATTTTTAGGAAATTGATATTTATTATCATAGGAGATAAAACATGGCTGAATTATTAGAAGCGAATAAGATATTTTACACACCATATGAACCGAAGTTAAAAAATCGGTTTATCATGGAAATAGCAGGTATCCCAGCTTTTACAATTAAAACATCACAAAGACCACAGATTACTTTTGACGAAGTAACTTTAGAACATATGAATGTTACCAAGTATGTCAAAGGAAAGGGTAGATGGCAAACACTACAGATTACTCTGTATGACCCGATTGTACCTTCCGCTGCTTCAGCTGTAATTGAATGGGTTAGATTGCATCATGAAAGTGCTACTGGTCGTGATGGATATCAAGATTTTTATAAGAAAAATATTACATTTCAAGTATTAGGACCGGTTGGTGACATTGTTGAAAAATGGACATTATATGGTAGTTTTATTCAAGATGCTGCGTTTGGTGATTTAGATTTTAGTTCATCCGATCCAGTTGAAATTACACTAACATTAAGGTATGATTACGCTATACTTGAATTCTAATAGTTATTAATTACATTAAGGAGTTATAATGCCAGAGTATAAGTTCCCAACGGAAGTTATTGATTTACCGTCAAAAGGTAAAGTATACCCCAAAGATTCAGCACTATCATCAGGTAAAGTTGAATTAAAATACATGACAACACGAGAAGAAGATATTTTGATGTCTGAGAATCTTATTAAAAAAGGTTTGGTGATTGAAAAATTGTTAGACAGTTTGATTGTAGAAAAGGGAGTTAAACAAGATGATTTAATATTAGGTGATAAGAATGCCGTATTGGTTGCTTCTCGTATATTGGCTTATGGTCCTGAATATACTGTAGAAGTTACAAATCCAAAAAATGTAGACGAAACGATAGAGCATACTTTTGACTTAACAACATGCCCATTTAAAGTTTTAAAAAAAGGTCTGAATTATGGAGATAATAGTTTTGAATTTGAAACGCCTATTGGTAAGAATAAATTAAAATTTAAATTATTAACTGGTGCAGATGAAAAATTAATTGAAAAGGATTTAAAACAATCATCAAAGTTTGGTTATAATACAGATATATCTACTCGATTAAGATATACTGTTATTGAAGTTGATGGGGATTCTAAACCTGAAACTATTACTGAATATACTCAGAATTTACTCGCAAGGGATTCTGTAGCATTGAGAAATTATATTGGTAAAATTTCTCCCGATATTGATTTGACATCGGAAATTGAAATAGGAGGTGAAACTGTGAGCGTGTCTATTCCGCTTACAGTCGAGTTTTTTTGGCCTCAGTCCGTCCAATAAATTAGATATACATCAATCTTTATTTTATTTTATATACGGGACACCTGGATTTACATTTAGTGATGTCTATAATATGCCAGTCCATTTGAGAAATTTTTATTTTCGAGAATTTACAGATTTAAGAAAAAAAGAAAAAGAACAAATGGATAAGGCAAATACAAAACCACCGACAACAATACCGCGCCGTTTTAACCCAAAATAACTCTTTTCTTTATATTTATAGTTACAGATAGGAGAAGTACATATGTCATATATGGATAAAGATAAAATAATAGATGAAGGATTTTTTACTAAAATAATTAAGGGTTTGAAACGAGATAAATCAAGTCCTAAAGTTAAAAAAGAAAAAAGTAAAAAACTTCAAAAAATGTATGATGAAGCAGAGAAAGAGATTGAAAAAACTCAAGACTTTATCAAAAAAGAATTTAAACGAAGAGGACTTCCTGTTCCTGATTATTTAAAATAATGGCTGAAAATTTAAAATCCACCATAAAGGAAAGAGAAAGACTTTCTAAACTTATTAAAGACGAAAATGCTCTTTTAGAAAAACAGCAGCAAGGTTCTAAAATATATGAAGCTACATTAGCTAGAATTGTTAAGTTAGAAGAAAAAAAGGTAAAAGAAGTAGAAAAGGAAATATCATTTACTAAAAAAGCTACACCGTTATATAAACAAATAGAAGGTTCTATTGCTGCAAGGTTAAAAAAAGTACAATCATTAAAAACATTAGACCAAGATGCATCAAGTGCTGCTGGTGAACTTAATGCCCTTGCTTCAAAAAGTTTAAAATCTCAAACTGGTTTATATGATTTAATAAAAAATAGAGTAGATGTAGAGGGTAATTTATCAAAGTCATCAATGGAGCAATTAAGTACCTTAGACAGTATTGCTATGGGTACTAATGATATAGCTGGTTTACAAAATGAAATAGCACAAAGTAAAGAAAGAGAAGGAAAATTAAGAGGTCCTTTAATGAAGGATGTCAAAATGCAAGAAAAATCCTTACAGAAAATTTTAGCAGATGAGATTAGGAGATTGGAAATTAAAAAGGAAGAAGTTGCAGAGATGGGGTTAATTGATAAGATAACTGGGGGAATGGCAAGTAAAGCTAAAGATTTTGCAGAAAAGTTAAAAAATGCTAGTCCAGATGAAGCAGCGTTTATAGTTGCTACTGCGATGTTTGCAACTGGTGTTGTATTATTGAACACATTAATAGGTTTAGGACAGAAATTTGCTAAAACTTTTGATGAGATAGGTAAAAAGTTTGGAAGTATAAAGTTATTAGGTAAAGACTTACAAGGTCAGTTATTAGCTTCAAATATAGAAGCAATAAAGTTAGGTGCTAATATAGGTGATATAAGTTCTATAACTAGTACTTTAGCTACAGATTTTGGTATGAGTTTAGATGAAGCAGCTGATTTATCTGTAAAGGTATTAGATACGAGTACTGCTTTGGGGTTATCGGTAGATGAGGGTACACAATTATTTGGTGTATTAACTCAAACAGCAAATTTATCAGCAGGTCAAGCTGAAAAATTAGCAGAAGGTGCTGCACAACTGGCAAGACAAAAGGGAGTTGCTCCACAAGCCGTAATGAAAGATATTGCTGGTTCGGCTGAAACGATAGCTTCTTTTACAAAAGATAGTGGAGCGAATATATTCGAAGCGGCAATTGCAGCTAGACAATTTGGATTAAATCTTGATACTATAGGAAAGTCTGCTAAAGGTATGTTAGATTTTGAATCTTCAATTAATGCTGAAGTTGAAGCATCTGTATTACTTGGAAAGCAATTAAATTTACAAAAAGCTAGAGAATTAGGACTTAATAAACATTTAGTAGGATTTCAAAAAGAAATAAAAAAACAATTATCTGGTATTGGTGATTTTAATGAATTAAATGTAATACAACAAGAGGCTTTAGCAAAAGCCCTTAATATGTCTGTACCCGAAGTTGCTAAACTAGCAAATGGAACTGCAGAGATAGGTGCTGGTTTGGGTGGAAAATCATTTGAAGATTTACTTGGTAAAGATGCAATAAATTCTTTTACACAACTTTCAACTACACTTGAGTCGGTTGGGGCTATAATAGTACAATCAGTTGGACCTGCTTTAGGGGTTTTTGCAAGTATGTTGCAGCCATTAATAGGTATGATAGGAAGTTTTGTTGGACTTTTAGATTCTATAGGTGTTCTGATGCCCGTAATTGTTGTTGGATTGGGTGGACTTGGTATTGCTTTAACGGCGATGGGGATTAAAGCGGCGATTTCTGCTGGTGCAGTATTAATACAGACTTTTGCTTGGATAGGAAATGCAGTTGCAGCCATGACAGCTGCTACTCTTGGATTTGGTGCACCAGTGGCTATAGCTATGGGTACACTTTTGGTGGCCACTGTAATTGGGGGGATGATGAAAGCTCGGTCTGAAGCTTCTAAAGTCGGTGATTTCAAATGGGATGCCGCCACAGGTAGAACAGAAACATCACCAAATATGGGACCACTTTTAACACTACCTAATGGAGATCAATTTCAAGGAACAAAAGGCGATAGTGCTATGTTAGGTAAAATGGCACCACCACTACCACCGCCTAAAGGCGATAGTGCTATGTTAGGTAAAATGACACCACCACTACCACCGCCTATAGATGATACTAGTGCTATGTTAGATAAAATGACACCACCACAACTAGCACCAAATTTTGGAACACAGACTGCTATGGAAAAATCATTTTCTTTTGATTTACCAAAAGAACAAACTTTTAAAATAATAGGAAATGATTTAATCGCCAGAGTTGAATATGGTTCTACTATGGCTGGTGATGTAGGAACAGGATTAACATAATGGGTTTAGAAAATTTAAAATCAGTATTTGCTAATTTACCAAACACGCCATCGGTATCTCCAGATAATTCATCAATGTCTCCTACTTTAGAAAAAAAAGGTAGACATGGTGATAACTCTCATCCTGGTAATCATTCTATATTAGATGAGTTTGAACTTAATAAAAAAACAAAAATTGAATTTACAACTGATTTAAATGATATAACAAAAAATTCAACTGATCCTATTAGTAATATAAATTCACCTGTAAGTGATTTATCAAAAGACGCAAGTAGTTATGGACAACACTCACCAATAACAAAAATTGATTCTATTTTTGCTAACAAATCAATTCGACTTAAAGGTGGTGAATCATTAATCGATACTGAAATTGAACATACTTTTGGAACGAAAGGTGAGCATAGTGATATTAAAGAATTAAGTCCAATTACATTTAGACAAGAAGATAGTCCACAGACAAAACAAGAAAGAATTATAATTAATGATAAAAAAATAAGAGAAAGAGAAGATTATTTATTTCAGAATTTAGGCGCTGATGATAAATTAGGACAAGGAAGTTTTATATTTGATTCCTTGTATAATGCTGACCAAACTGCTCCAGATATTTCTGATAGAACACCAATTGATATTGGACGAGTAGATCATCTTGGTAATCCAATATTGATTAATACAGCTCGTACTGGAATGGGTGCTTTATCGAATTTAGATATATATAATTCTTCACGACAAGGATTTAGAATAGGTATTAATGGTTCTAAAGAACCATATATTGTAAATGATATTGGTTCATCTCAAATGCCACTTGGACATAATAGAGATGTTTTACCTTATCAGGCAACTTTACAAGACGCATCAAGATTATTGAAGTTTTATACATCTGGAGCTGGTGTTGCATCATTATTGAAAGAAAATGTTACTGGGGCATATTTTTCTTCTTTAGGTACGATATCACCAAATAATTGGTGGGATGGTCATCCTGGTAGTGTTGAATTTGGTAAAGGTTATATGGGTTATCTAATAGGATTGGGAAAAAAGACGATTATGAAAGGAGTATTGGAGATTGCGAATCCTGCTACACCAAGATTACTCGCTGGAGCAATACATGCTCCGACAGTACCATTTCCACTTACTGGAATGTTAAATTTTTATGGTTTAGCTGGACAATCACCTGGTATACCTTCTTTAAGAAAACCATTTGTTCTTGAATATGGAAAGGTGGTAAAATCTGGGAAAGAGGAATTCTCTAAAGTTAAACTTTTGGGTGATATAAAGGAAAAAGGTCAACTCTTTTCTGTGGGTGGAAGAAAGTTTAGAGATTCAATGGGTGTACTTAGAAGTAGAAACCCTGTAACTGATGAAGTACTTAAAGAAGATCCTACATCATTACTTACATATCATATCACTCCACCACCATTTATGGGATTGGGTGAAAGCCCAAAATATACTGTAGATGATAAAATTAGTAAAAGTGGTTTAATAAATGAAAAAATTACAGATGCTATAAATCCACTTGATTTTTATGTTCGTATAAAAGATTTAAGAAATGGTAATTTTATTTATTTCAGAGGATATGTAACGGGTATAACGGAAAATGCAAATCCATCTTGGACTTCACAAAATTATATTGGACGAAGTGAGCCTGTTTATATGTATGAGAGAGGTGAAAGAGATTTAAGTTTTAATTTAAGATTATCGCCAGCAAATAAAACAGAATTTCAAAAAATGTGGGAAAAAATTAATCAGTTAACAAGTCTTGTTTATCCTGAATATCTTGAAAAAGATAATATGACACGAATGAAACCACCGTTTACGGAATTATATATGGCACAATTTGGAAGCAACGCTCAAGGTCAATTTGGATTTGTAAAATCCATTTCTTACACAGTAAATGACTCTGGTGATTGGGATGCTGATACACAAAAGCCACGATTGATAGATGTGGCAATATCTTATCAGATATTAAATAAAAAACCACCATCTTTATATTCAAACGAAGATACAACTACACTAACTAAATTTTATAACTACTAATGTCAAGATACAAACATATATCAAAAATAAAAAATAAAAAATTTATAAGTATTGGTACATCTTATCTTCCAGAATTTCAAGAAAAGAATTCAGATGTACTTTTAATTAGTGTTCAAGGTGATAGATGTGATTTATTATCACATGAATATTATGGAACTCCTACATTGTGGTGGTTTATTGCATCCGTAAATAATTTAAAATCAAATAATATTAAACCCGGCATACAATTACGAATACCAATTTCTACAGAACAAGCAAACCTAAAATAAAATGGACTTAAGTAAAAAAGTTTTTGGTTCTAATGTTAAACCAGAAATAATTAAATATTTTAAAGATCTACAAGAAGGTCGTTTAAATATACAACCTAATGAAGTTGTAAGTGCAGATCAATATGAAAAATATCTCGGAGATAGGACGCCTTATGTTAGAATGTGGACCGCGGTTAATATTAATACTGTAGATGATGAGGGTGAACTTTTACCAGATAATAAGAGTTATAATAAGGTTTTTATAATAAACGATAATAGAACTTTATCATATGATCCATTAGAACCAGTGGATAATAATGAAAATAATATTACAGTGAGGGAATTTACTGATGGGAATCCATATTTAAAACCAGTTGCTGGGATAACTGGTGTTTCTTCTAAATCTGAAGGTTCATTGGGGGCATTGAGAAGAACTAATGTTGATTTTATAGTTCATAATAAAGCTGATTTTGAACAAATATTTTTACCATTTTTTTTAAAACCAGGAGTAACAGTTTTTGTTGATTTTGGTTGGTCAGATAAAAATTTAAGTTTATATGATCCAGTGGGTTATATTAAAGACGCAGATATAAAAATGATGGATTTTTATGAAAAGGTATATACAAGAAAAGATGATATTGATAAGGGATTTATGACAACCCTATCTGGTCAGGTTACGAAATTTGATATTAATGTAGATGAAAGGGGTTCTTTTAAGTGTAATTTAGAATTTGTTTCTTCAAATTATGCTTTACTTGATAAAACAGTAGATGATGATAGCAATTTAAGATTTGTTTTCTCAAATGTTATTGAAGAATTATTATTAGGTTATTTTGCTAATGCAAGTGATATTGATGTAGGTAATGTGTTAGATTATGATACGATTAATAAATTATCAGCCGAAGAGAGAAGTGGATTAGTGTCAGATTTTTTTGATTCTACTGACGATTATGTAACAACTGGTAAAATAGGCAACACCGCTAAAAAGCTTGGTATGTTTTATCAAAATTTATCAAAATTAGGTGGGGATGATGGGTTACAGGAAAAAGAAAGTTTATATATGACATTTGGATTATTTGAGGATGAATTTTTAAATAAATTTATATCTTATTGGGTAGAAGTGGATGACGATGGAAATGAAATAGTTAGTTCAGAGAAAAAAGATTATAAAGTTAACTTTGAATCAAAAAATACATATGTTAGATATGATGCAGATTTATATGGTTTACAGATGGTAGATTTGATGGAAGGTGATGAGTTATTATCCTTTTTATATCCAGATACATGGGAGAAGGATGAGACTTATAATGGTGATAACAAACCAAATATTGAAGATGATGGTAATTGGATAAGTACTGCTGATGATATAGATAAAAGAAGAATTCCACTTAGGGAATTATTTATTAGTATACCCGCTATTTCCGAAGCATTTAAAAAGGCAAAAAATGTAAATGATGCTTTAGAATTTATTTTTGATAAAATATATAAAGATTCTGGAACAATTATTAATATAAAAATGAGTAAAAATAATGAAGCTGAGGCATCACTTTCTTTTATTGATGTTAATGTGGCACTTGGGGGTATATCTGATGATAACATATTGGAGTTTGATGTAACAAGTGGTAATACTGTTGTTCTTAATTCTGATTTAAAAGTTGAAACACCTAAAGCTGGATTATCAAGTATGATATCAATTGCTAATAGTACTTACTCAAAGGTATATCGGAGTCTTGAGTTAATGAAATTTAATTTTTTAAATGCACTTAAAGATAAAAATTATAGCATACGAAGTTTACCGATACAAGGTGAAATCCAAAAATCACATTTAATAGAAGTTGATTTTGATAAAATGACTAAACAAACATTAACTGGGGGTGCGGGTGATTTTTATGAAGATAATGCTACCGAGTCGCCGGATGAAGAAGATAGTACAAATACGATTACACAGAATAGATGGAATAATTATCAGAAAGCGAAAAAGGAAAAATTAGAAGATTTGAAAAGCCAGGGAGATGATGCCACACCTCCTGCTCCAACTAATAAAGACGAAAAAGAATTACCCAAAGAAACAAGTGATGGTGAACAAATTTTATATGCTACAAGTGATAGAGATTATCGTTTATTATTAGCAAAGGTAAGGAATTTTATAAATTCAGATGAGAATAGTATTTCACCAGTCTTACCAATTTCATTAGAATTAGTTGTTTATGGAAATAATTTATTAGGATTTGGTGATTTTTTTACTATAAATTTTTTACCAGGGCATTATAAGGATAGAGTATTTTTTCAAATAATGGGTATAAGTCATACAGTTGATAATTCTATGTGGAAAACAACTTATACTACTGTGATGAGATTAAGAACTCAAATGAAAAAATTTACTAATATAAGTAATGAGGATATACCAGTAGTTGTGAAATATCATCCGACTGTATCAAAAACTAAAGCACGAAAATTTTTCCAAACATCTGCAGAAGGAGCAGACAACAAGGCGCTAGAACATATGGCAACAGATGTAAGATATGAAGATACTATCCAAGTAAATGCATTCGATACGACAAAAAAGGGAACAAAAGAGCGAGCAAAAATAACTGGAATAACTAAGAGTGATTTGCCTGTCACAACACATGCTAAATATACAGTAATAGTTGATAAGAATAAAGAACTACCTTCAGAACTTAAGATCAAAGAAGCGGATAAAATAAAAATTCCATTTTTCGCTAATCTAAGTTCTGTCACAAAATGGGATGCAAAAAGTTTAGGTTATGCGGTAGCAATTAGTGATATCATATTAAATGATGTTTATATTGATTATGAACAATATACAAAAGATCTTGGGTATGGATTAAAATACAACCACCGTCCCTCTAGTATAATAACTTGGAACTCGAGCGATAGAGTGTATGTGTCTCCAAGAAAGTTTGATCATGTGGGGTGGGGTAGCATTTATACAAATATAATTGACAGTTTTGATGATCCAAATAGTTGGGATGTTGGTTGGGATGAAACACAAAAAGCTATCGATGAGCATATAAACACTATGTCAGAAATGGGTAAGAGCGACCATATTGAGACAGGAAGCTTCACAGGTTTTTTCTTTTTCAGAGGACTATATTGGGAATTAACCAAAGATATAACGGAATTTTGGGTTGTGGAAAATAGAGGCGAAAGGTCTATGGTTGAGATACTTCCTAATATTATTATTCCAAAAGCCTATTTGAAAGTACCAATTGATAAATTAATAGATGTTATTTATACAAGAGCTATGACAAATAGTTTGATGTATAAGAAAATAATAGAAAAATATATTAACGACTAATAAAATGCTTGTATGTTAAATTGAAATATGTTATATTAATCTATGATTAAAATGGTTACTTCTAAACAAAATTGGTCTAAATCTCACCCAAACAATAATATTATCCTATTGTACGATCAAGATATACTGTATGCTAATCATTATGAAAAACAAGTCGGTGAATTAGACAAAGAAAAACTTTACAAGGGAATTGATTATAAAACTTTTATAAAGAATGATTTAAATTATTTAGATACGAATGTGGTACATTATTGGCACCATAATAAAGTAAAACATGAAGTAAAGTACTCTAACTTCTACCGTGATAGTGATTCCACTTATTATTATCCATTACAGAAAATAATGGAGAAAATGGATTATCAAGATGATGATTTAGAAGTTACACCAGAGTTACAATTATTTCATGATGAGTTTACAAAGGCATTTACACTTATAGAATTAAATGGAATTGGAGTCAATACGAATATCATCTCAACTTTTGGTCATCAAGTTGCGAAATACATTCATGACAAAAAACTATATCAGAATTATAATTTCTTCACTACGACATCCCGACCATCCAATAGTATTCACAATTTAAACTTTGCTGCCTTGACACCAGAACATAGAGAATGTTTTTCACCCCTGAATGATATCTTTATTGAAT